CAAAGGATTTTTACAAACCGGTTGAATTATCCGGAGATTGGAATTGAATGATTACTGAATCAATCCAGAACTGGTTGAATGAACTTGATTTGAACCTGGAGCAAAAGGTATTGGCTGGGCTATGCCTCCAGCTGGCTAAAAGCTTCGACCAACAATCAAACACCTCGACGGCAGCCGAGCTTCGCAAGACTGTCCTCGAATTGAAGCGGTCTATCGGCGACTCAGTTGAATCTGTTGACCCTTTGGAGAAGCTGCTAACCCGATAATGCTCCAGCTCCCGAGTTCCTACACAGAGCCCTTGTCCAAGGACTTCCCAACCGACGGCGACAAGCTAATTGAGTTTGCAGAGATAGCTTGGAAGTCACCGGAGAACCCTAACGGCCTACAACTGGACGAATGGCAGAAGTGGTTGCTCAGGGCAATCCTCGAGCGCTATCCAGACAATGACCCAATGTATCCCGGCAGACTTAGGTATCGCCAGGTTGTCATCTCAGTCGGGAGGCAGAACGGCAAGAGCCTCATCGCCGCCATGTTGGGTCTCTACGGTCTCCTCCTGCATGAGATAGGCCCCCAATGCATATCACTAGCATCAAGCACTGACCAGGCAAACATTGTTTACAATCGAGTCCTATATGTAATCAATAGCAACCCATTCCTAAAGAAAAGATTCAAAAGAGCAACAGAGACCCGAGGTATTGTCACCTCTGACGGTGGTGGCCGTTATGATGTCAAGGCTGCCAAGGAAGCTGCACTCCAAGGTATCCCGATTAGCTTTTGTCTATTCGATGAGCTTCACCTCGCTAAAGAGGGAATGTGGTCAGCTGCAGTTCTTGGAACATCACAGCGCAAGGATGGAATTGTTGTTGGAATTACAACAGCTGGTGACCAAAACTCAAAGACCCTTATTGACCTTTACAAGTCTGGAAGTTTAGCTGCTAATGGTGCAGAGGACCTAGAGAGATTTGGGTTCTTCCTTTGGACGGCTCCAGAAAATGCTGCACTTGATGACCCCAAGGCAATCATGGCGGCTAACCCATCAGTTGCAGCTGGTCGCATTCCAATGGAACAAATCATCTCAGACTTAAAAACCATTCCCGACCATGAAGCCAGACGGTACCGACTGAATCAATTTATCTCCGGGTCAACAGACTCCTGGCTTCCTGGAAACTTATTTAGAGCTGCAACCGGTAATGGAGTTACCAATCTCCAAAACGCCGTATTCGCCGTAGACATTACAAAAAACTGGACGCACGCTACTATTGCAATTGCTAATGAACAAGATGGAATACAGGAGACTGAGCTAGTGATGTCGCTAGTAAACCCTACTGAGCAACAACTCTTTAATGAGCTGACCGCCTTGTATAGTAAATACAGCCCGAGGGCGATAGCGCTGGACGACCGCCAGTTACCGAGTTTGGCTAAGAGAATAAAACTCTCAGGCATTCCGGTCTGGCAACTTTGGACTAAGGAAGTCTCCTCAGCGTGCTCTGCTGTTTACGCTATGTTTAGCAATGGCTCTGTTAGGCATGCGAATGACCCACTCCTAGTTGCTCAAATGCCTAACGGAGTCTCCAAATACACCGGTGAAACTTGGCTAATTAGTCGCAAAGAATCAGTCGGGGATATCGACGCATTGATGTCAACTGTTATGGCACTCTATGTTTCTTCAAGGGCGCAACACGTTGGAGTCGGTGTATTTTAGTCTGAGTATGCTACTATGATTACCATATGGCAACTTTTCTTGATAGGCTACTAGGCCGTCCTGAGCGACGTGCAGCACAGCCAACCATTCCCACCAGGCACCCGGCTGCAGTTACAGCCAACAGTGCACTATCTTTAACCGCTGTTTATCGTGCAATTCAAATCATTGGCACACCAATCAGCAAGATGACAATTGACACTTACAGATTCGCAACTGGTATTGAGCTCAAGGTTGAGAATCCAGTTCTGGTAAATAACCCAAGCATTGAACAAAACCGCAGAGACTTTTTGTTTCAAACAGTTGTATCTTTGGCCCTAGAGGGCAACGCTTACTGGTTCAAAAACTATGGCTCTAACGGACAGGTAAACAACCTAACCATTCTACCGGCGTCCTCAGTTATGCCCTCCTACCCAAACACAGTGGACGGAACTACAGATTATTCAACTGTCGTTTATGACTACTTAGGCAAGAGGTACACCAAGCGAGAGATTGAGCACCTCAGAATCTTTAGCCAGGCTGGTCAGCTTGTTGGAGTAAGCCCCATCGCTTCCTGCTATAAAGACATTAGCGCAGCCATTGATTTGAGAGACTACGCTGGAAACTGGTTCACCTCCGCTGGAGTTCCAACCGGTGTTCTAAAAACTACCTCCATGATTAACAAAGCAGAAGCCGAGGAAGTCACAGCTAATTGGCACAACAAGCAGCAGAACAAACAGGTTGCAGTTCTCGGCAATGGATTTGATTACCAACCAATTGCACTATCACCAAGGGACGCTCTATTTACAGAGGTCCAGGACCAGCAAGTGCAAGCGATTGCAAGACTCTTTGGTATTCCGGCGAGACTACTTTTAACCTCGGTTCCCGGTAGCTCCACAACTTACACCAACCTTTTAGACGAGAACCAGGTATTCTTTCGACACACATTGATGGCCTATACCGACGCAATCACAGACGCACTTAGTAACTGCCTCCCAAGGGGCAACAGAGTCGAGTTTGACTTTGAACATCTATTTAAGGCCGATGTTGCCGCACGTTACAACTATTACAAGGTTGCAATTGATGCAGGCATCTTGACAGCCGAGGAAGTAAGAACGAAAGAGGGACTAAATGTCTGAGATGATTACAAGAGAGTTCCAAGCTCGTCTAGTTGAAAACGAGGAAAGAACCATTGTTGGTCTTGCAGTTCCTTATGGTCAAGAGATTGAGCTAACTGGAAAACTAAAAGAAAGATTTGAACCAGGTGCAATTGACGGTGTAGAGAATGTAAAACTTTTCTATGGTCATGAAGAACCAATCGGCAAGGTTATTGAAGGTCGAGACACAGAAGCAGGTTATGAGATTGTTGCTAAAATCTCTGACACACCTCGGGGCAACGAAGTTTACACATTACTTCAGGACGACGTCCTAAACCGCTTTTCGGTTGGATTCTTCCCGGTCGTTGACCGGCAGGAAGGCCAAACGATTGTTAGAGAGCTAGTGGACCTTAAAGAGGTCTCAGTAGTTCCCTTCCCTGCCTTTGAAGGCGCAAAAATAACCCAAGTTCGCAGCGAGGCAGAGTCTGAAGAGACCGAGTCAGCTGATGAAACTATCATCGAAACAGAAAGTGAAACAATGTCAGAAAACATTGAACTCGACGTTCGCTCCGTTCAGGATGAGGTTGCAGAATTGCGCCGAGTCATCGAATCAGGCAAAGCAGTCGAAATCGCAACACCAGCAGCACACAAGTTCCGCTCCCAGGGAGAATTCGTCAAGGCAATGGTTGACGGTGACGAGGACGCAAAGGCACTAGCTCGTGCAGCTTCAACATCTGCTGACTCGGTTCAGTACCCACCATTCTTTGGTTACATCGACACCCTAATCCGCAGCAACCGCCCAACTCTAGAAGCCTTCTCTCGTGCAGCGCTTCCAGAAGCCGGCCTAACTGTTGAATACGCTCAGATTGACACCAACACACTAGACGTTGACGCTCAGAGCCCTGAGAACACCGCTTTGGCTTTCGGAAACCTAACTTTCGAGACCAACTCAACCCCTATTGCAACTTTCGGTGGTTACACCAGTGTTTCACGCCAGTACATTGAGCGCTCAAACATCAGCATGGTTAACACTGTATTTGAGGCACTAACCCAGCAGTACGCAAAGGCAACCAACGCAGCTCTAGTATCAGCTTTGGCTGCACTAAACTACGCTGGCAAGACCTTCACCGCTGATGGTGGAACAGCTGCTTCACTGGCAACCGGTATCGCTAATGGTGCATCTTACATCTTCCAGCAGACCGGTCTACGTCCGACCTTCATCCTTGCAGCTCCTGACGCCTACGTGTCAATGGTTACCGTTGCAGGAACCGATGGCCGTCCGGTAGTAAGCGTAAGCGGCAACGGAGTAAACAACGTTGGTGTAGCTAACATCCCAGGTCTATCTGGCTCTGTATTTGGTCTACCAGTAATCGTTGACCCAGCTCTTGCAGCCGGCACTGTTTACATGGCTAACCCTGCAGCTGCTGTCACAATGGAATCTGCTGGCTCACCAGTAAGACTATCTGCTGGCGACATCACCACATTGACCGATGACCTATCCGTTTACGGATACCTAGCCATTGCAGTGCCTCGCTTCGGTGCACTTGTAAAGCTAGACGTTATCGACTAATAGGAATCTAAAATGGCAGTGACTTTGGAGGAGTTCCAGGCTTATGTCGGAACCGATGAGACAGACTTTCCTCAAGAATGTCTGACCGCCGGCCACGCTTTAGTGACTAAATACATCGGGGCTATAACTGGTATTCCAGTTTCAGTTCACGACCAATCAGTGCTAATAGCAAGCTCGGAACTTTTCCATCGTCGCTCAGCTCCTAATGGTGTTGCTCAGTTTGCAAGCTTTGACGGCTCTCCAATCAGAGTTGCTAAAGACCCAATGAATGCTGTATATCCACTTCTGCAAAGGTATGTGGGCTACGCAGTATGAGCGAAATCTCGGCAGTCAAAGCGGAGTTTGCCCAGGAGCTGATAAGTGCTGGAATTAGAGTTTCAGACTTTGTTCCTGAGCGAATTACCCCACCAATTGCAATTCTGAATGCCGCTAGTCCTTACGTTCAGACCTCGCAATTTGGGGAATACACTCTAGGAATTGAGATAGTGATTGTAGCCTCAACAGCTACAAACAAGAAAGCTACTCAGAACCTAGATGACGCAATTGAGGAAGTCCTCAAAGCAATCGAACCTTTGACTTATGTTCGATTAGTTTCGGTGAACCAGCCTTACAACTTACAAACTAACAACGCTGAATACCTATCAACTAACGTTTACGTTCAGTTGTCACTAACAATCTAGAAAGGCCAATCATGGCAGCTTCAACAAGAATCAAAGCACAAAACATCCTATTTGAAATCGCCGGAACCGATTATGCATGTGACGCTAACATGGTTAGCCTTACACTCGAGGACGCTCCAGGCGACGTTCAGACCTTTTGCGAAACCAGAGTCGGTGGACAGTGGACCCTAGAGCTAGAAGGAATCACCTCAGGCGATGCCGCTAGCCTTTACAGGGTTCTTTGGGACAACTTCGGCGCAACCGGAACCTTTACTATCGCACCTTACGGCAACGCAACCCCATCGGCCTCACAGCCTCACTACGAGGGAACCGTAATCTTTAGTGACATTCCACCGCTATCCCTAACAAGCAACGAGACTTCGGTGTTTACTGTTTCGCTACAGGTAAAGAACACACCTCACGACCCTGCAACTAACGTTTACTACGGCGTCGAGATTCTAACGGCTTAGTCATGCCACAACGGGCCGGCATTAAGGTTGAGGGTCTAAAACAGATTCTCGCTGGCGTCAAGGCAGTTGGAGTTCCCACAGCGGAAGTTTCAGCAGCTGGACAGGAATCTGGTGAAATAGTTGCCAGGTCAGCCAGAACTTTAGTGCCGGTCAGAAGTGGTCGCCTAAAGGCTACGATAAAGTCCAAAAGACAAGCCAGGAAAGTATTGGTAAGCGCAGGTAATAACCGCAGTGTTCCATATGCTAACCCGATTCACTGGGGCTGGTTCTACGATAGAAACAACTTTATCAAAAAGAACATCCTCCCAAATCCGTTCTTTATCAAAGCCTTGGGCCTAACTCGTGAACAGGTGTATCGCACTTATTTTGAAAACATCGATAAACTTATAAATAAGTACAACAAAAATCGACCGCAATAGGAGCACAGAATGAAAATTGAACAATTAACACTAGATGAAATCGAAACTATCGAGAACATTTGTGGAGTAGCAATCGACGAGGCTTTCGGCGATGGACGTCCTAAAGGCAAAGCTCTCAAGGCTTTCATCTGGGTAGCTATGAAAAGAACTAACCCGGACTACAAAATCGAGGAAGCTGGAAAACTATCCTTTGAGGAATCACTTGAGATTTTAGGCGAGGCTACTCAAAAAAAAGCGTAACCCAAGCTCAGGCTGACCGCATGGCTAGATTCTGTTTAGCTAGCGGTATTGCCCCGAGTGAGTATAAGCAGCTAAAGCTAATTGAGATGATGGCAATAGCTAAAGAAATTGAAAGGCAACTAGACCGATGAGCTTAGTTCTCAATGTCGAAATCCTTGGTGAGTTCAAGAAACTAACCGAGGCAACCCAAGGTGCCGGCCGTTCGCTTAGGGCCATGGAAAAAAGGTCTAAAGCTGTATCTCGAGGTATCAGCCGAGCCTTTGGAGCTATTGGTGTTGGTCTTTCATTCCGGGCAATTACTCGGGGCTTTCAAGAAACCACAAAAGCTATTCAGCAAGACACAAAGTCTCGCAATCAGCTTAATAAAGCTATTCGCAACAACACAAAAGCTACCGACGACCAAATTGCCAGCGTTGAAACTTACATCGAAAAGACAGAGATAGCCTCAGCAATCTCGGATGACAAGCTTAGGCCAGCATTTGCCAGCCTGGTAAGAGTCACTAAAGACGTAACCAGAGCCCAAGAGCTTATGGGCATTGCTTTGGACGTATCAGCCGGAACTGGTGCAGACCTAGAAACTGTTTCTAAGGCAATGGCAAGGGCAATTGGTGGCAGCGCAGGTGCTCTAAATAGGTTGCTTCCTGGCCTAAAGGACAGCAAGACCCCGATGGAGGACTTAGCTAAGGCCTTCAAAGGTGCTAACGATGAAGCTGCAAAGCAAAAGAGCTGGGAGCGATTCGAGATAATCCTTGGCAACATTCAAGAGATGATTGGTGAGATTCTTCTACCAATCCTCGAGGACTTTGCAGATTGGTTCCAAGAGTCCTACCCTAAAATCAAAGAGTTTTTTAAGAACTTAAAAGACGC